TGGAGAAATTCCGCACCGACCTGAAGGCCATCGCGCCCGAAGTGCTCAAAAAGACTCCGGCCGCCGCCAAGCTCCTAGAGCCCCTCATCGGCAAGGCCGTCATCGCGGGCTTTCTCCAAGCCGCGCAGGCCAAGAAGTAACGAAGCACCAAGCACCATGAACAAGTTCTCTCTCGCCAACGTCTCCCTCGCGTTCGTCGGTTCGCCCGACGCCGACCTCGCCAACATCGCCGCCGCCGGCTCGGGCGACGGCTGGGCGCTCATCGCCAAATATGGCGACCATCCGCATCCCGGCCCGCCGGGTGCCAACACGCCGATACTCCAGCGTTTCGGCAAACCCGACGCCGAGAACCTGGTGGCCAATTTCAACGCTGGCTCCAACCGCATCCGCCGCGCGACTGTGGGCGTGCCGATCTACGACGGCCATCCCGACGCCGCCGGCCTGGAGCGCATCTTTCCCGACAAGACCGCGCACGGCACGTTTGCCGAGCTGGCCGCGCGGGACGACGGCCTCTACGGCCGCCCGATCCTGACCAACAGCGGCAGCCGGCTGGTCGAGGATTTCGGCAAGGACCGCCTTTCCCCGCTTTGGCAGTGCGAGACGACGGGGGAAAAAGTTGACGGTCGCGTTGTGGTCAAACCCACGCGCCTCAAGTCGGTCGGGCTCGTCACCAAGGGCAATATCCCCGGCCCGTCGCTGCTCAACGCCTCATTTTCCGCCATGAACAAAACGAAACTCATCCAACTCCTCGCGCTGCTCGGTCTGACCGTGGCGGCCGATTCCGACGATGCCGCTCTCGGCAACGCCGTTGACCAGGGCCTCACGGCCGCCACCTCCGTCCAGAAAACCAAGACCGACCTCGAGGCCGCCAATAGCGAGCTGACGACCGTCAAGGCCAAGCTGACGACGTTGGAGGCCGAGAAGAATACGCTCGCCAACGCGGCCACCGAGCGCGACACGCTCAAGACCGACCTGGCCAACGCCAAGAAGGCGGTCGAGGCCGAGCGCAAAGAGCGCGCGGTCCTTCTGGTCAACGCCGCCTTCACCGAAGGCCGGCTGCCGGCCACGGAGCGCGACGCCACCATCCTGGCGCTGTGCAACGCGGCCGATTTTGCGACCGAGGCCGGCAGGCTCGCCGCCCGCACCAAGCTGGTCAAGACGACCAGCGCCACCGACGACCTGTCGAAGAATCGCGGCACGGGTGCCACCAAGGCGCAACAGGTCCTCGACCTTGTCAACGCCCGCATGGACGCGAAAAAGGAGTCCTACGAGGTCGCGTACCAGAACGTGATGCTCACGACGGAGTACAAGGCGCTGATGGAGCCTGCCGCCAAAGGCTGAACCAGAACCACGTACCGAGAACGAAGAACCAAGCACAGAACAACCAATCACCAAAGGGCGCAGCAAGTCTGCGCCCCTACAACCCAACCAACCCAAGCCCGGCCTTCGTGCCGGCAAACAGGAAAACACACACCATGTCCGAAGAAACCTCCGAGCTCGAAAAGCTCATCGCCAAGAAAGTCGCCGCCGGGCTCACGCCCGCCCATGCCCGCGAAGTCGTCGAGCGCCAGCTCAAGCGCGACGCCGCCGAAGAAAAGAAGGCCAAGGCCAAGACCAAAGAGGCCAAGGCCGCCAGCTAACCGCGCCAGCCCGCGTTCTCCCGTCCGCACCATCCCGACACCCGCACTCCGCAATCCTCACTCAGCAATCCAATGCACTTCTTCATCGTCCTCCTCCTGTCTGTTCTCGCCGCGCTCCTGGCGACCGCTTTTGTGGTCACCTGGGCGAAAGGCTTCTCGTTCCGCGAGACCCGCCATAATGCCGCCAACCGCCGCTCCTACACGCTGGCCCGCGACCTGCCCTGGCCGCAACGCCTGCGCCTGAGCTGCTCGCTCCTGGTCGTTCAGTTCCTGCCGCCCCGCGAGCAGGGGCTGGTCCTGGCCAACTTCAACAGCGCCGAGCACCTGAACGGCAAGATCACCTACACGGCCGACGCCGCCTTCACTTACACCGGCCTGTCGCAGCGCTTCCTGATCGCGAAGATCGGGACCGACGACTACCATATCAACCTCGCGGGCGCGGCCGATGAACCCATCGGGGTCTGCACCGACGCGCCAGTCGCGGGTGAACAGGCCAGCGTCGATGTCTTCGGAGCGGCACCCGGCACCAAGCGCGGCATCGCTAGCGCGGCCATCGCGGCCGGGGCTGATGTCTACACGGCGGCCGGCGGCCTCCTGCAATCGGAGCCGGGCGCGGCCGGGACCTACTGGCTCGTCGGCCGTGCGCTGCATGCCGCGGTCGGCGCGGGTGACGACTTCGAGTTCACCTCGGTCAAACCCATCAAGCTCGTTGTCATCGCGGCGCTGACCAGCTCGCAGAACGCGACCGACACGCTCCTCGGGCTCCAGGCCAGCTACAACGCCCTCCAGGCCGACGTGGCCGCCATCGCCGGGGCCTTGGCGTCGCCGGCCCTCGTCAAGGTCATCTGAGCCTGAGCCAGGCCAACGGCGCGGCCCCATAACGGGCCGCGCCCGCCGCCGGGCCAAGGAAATTTCCGCAACCAAACCAAAAATCCACACGACCATGTCACACCGCTCCGCCAAACTCGCTCGGGCCAAGATGCCCGAGTTCATCTCGCTGGCCAACGCCCACCGCACGCCGTTCATCCCGAATGGCGGCGATATGCGTCCCGGCGAAATCTACTCGCTCGCGAACGATTCGCGCTTCACCGAAACCAACTTCAGCGAGCCGCTGACCACCTTTGCCACCGGGTGGAAGGACCCCAACGACATCCAGGCGGCGCTGGAGTTCTTCGCCCCGCAGACGCAAGTGCCTGGCCGGCTCTTTGAATGGAAGCAGGCCAACAACGCGGAGGAGTTCTTCGCGGAGTCCGACGACGTGCGTGCCATCGGGGCCGACTTCAAGCGCGTGGAGTACACCATGCACGACATCCAGGACAAGACCTACAACAAGGGTCTGACGATGCGGATCGACCTGGACAACGTGAACACCAGGGTCGCCGGCTGGGAAAATCGGTTTGTCTCCAAGCTCATGCGCCGGCTGTACCGGAACGACCTGCTCCGCGCCATCACCGTCCTGAGCGCTGCCGCCACCAACACCGGCAAGGTGTGGAACAGCAGCGCCGACCCGGAGATGGACGTGGTCAACGAGATGGTCACGGCCGCCAGCGAGGTGGGCTTTGCCTTCAACCGGGTGGGCTACGGCCACACGGCCTGGGCGACCCGGCTCGCGGCGCTGCGGGCCAACAACAACGCGGCGAAGTTCGCCACGGCGGGCTTCACCCCGCAGCAGCTCGCGGACTTCCTCAACGTGGACGAGGTCTACGTCTCGAAGGAGCGCTACTCGACCAGTGCGACCGCGCGCACCGAGATGGTGGGCCAGCTCGTCCTCATGTTCTATGCCCAGGGCGGCATGGACACCGAGGACCCCAGCAATATCAAGCGCTTCGTTTCGCCGCCGCCCAACGTGGTGGCGGGCGGCAGCGCCTTCGCCCGGCCGAGCGGCGGCCTCGATGTGAACGTCTACCTCCAGCAGGTCAGCAGCAAGCTGGTGGACATCACGGTCGAGCACTACTCGAAGATCGTCATGACGAGCACGCTCGGCGTGAACCAGTTCACGGTCACGACCTCCTGACGCCTCTGCGCGTTGTTTCTCCGAGCCCTGCGCGCCTGTGGCGCAGGGCTCTTTAGAACCCACCGCACCATGCCCGCCTGGATCACCCTCACACCCGCGCTCGTCGCCGCCTCCGGGCACGCGACGATCATCACGACCGCGCAGACGACCGCCCTGCAGCCGGGGCAGTCGGACCCGTTGCCGGAGCTGATTGCCGAGGTCACGGCGAAGGTGAGGAACGCCATCGGCTTCAAGACCCAGGGTGTGCTCGACGCCACCGCGACGACCGTGCCGCCGAGCCTGGTGCCGGACTGCGCCCGCTACATCGTGCGCCAGTTGAAGGGCCGGCTCAACAAAGAGCTGACCAAAAAGGAAGAGCAGGACGCGGCCGACTGGCGCACGATGCTCGGCAAGCTCACCACCGGCGAGTGGCCGGTGGAGGCTCCGCTCAACCCGGTCGAGCCGACCGCGCAGCCGGCGGCCGGCATGGGCGTGTCGGTCGTCACCCGTTCACGGCCGCAAGCCCAGCGGCACAATCTGAGGGGGCTTTGACCATGCCTGCCGCC